GAAACTGTACAATGGTGACTTAATCTGTATTGAAGCCAGTGGTACTATTTCGGAATCTATTGGTGCAACTCTCAAGCCTTCGGGTGTATTTGTAGGTTGTAACTATGTAGATACGAATGGTACACCAACTTGGTCCCGTTATTGGCCCGGTGAAGCTATCACGGCTGCAACCAGTGTTGAGTTCCATGTCATAACTGATCCTGATCAGACGTATTACATTCAAGGTAATGCAACTTGTAGTCATGGAGAGATTTGTAAAGTACTTAATTATACGGCAACTGTTTCGACAGCTTCTGCTGGTAGTACTACTACAGGTCAGTCTGCGTTCTTCGTAGAAACTTCGGCTGCTGGTGTAGAAACCATTGTAGGTAATGTGCGAGTTATTGGATATGCTAAAGATCCGAATGAAGGTACAGACGGACTTGACCAATATCCAATGCTTGAGGTCTGGTTACCCACGCACAGGGATCGTTTTGCAACTGCAACAGTTTCAACGGCATAACTAGGAAGGAGATAAACTATGGCTGTTAATAGAGCTAGTATTGCTAAAGAACTTCTCCCCGGTTTAAATGCCGTCTTTGGGCTGGAATACGGTCAGGTTGACGATGAGCATAAAGCACTTTATGACACCGAAAACTCTGACAGAGCCTTTGAAGAAGAAGTTCTATTTACAGGTTTCGGCACGGCTCCAGTTAAATCTGAAGGGGCTGCTGTTACCTATGATGATGCACAAGAGAGTTATACTGCCCGGTATACGGCAGAGACTGTAGCTCTAGCTTTTGCAATTACAGAAGAAGCAATGGAAGACAACTTGTATGATACGTTTGCTAAGTTACGTGCCAGAGGTTTGGCTCGTGCAATGGCAAATACCAAGGAAGTCAAAGCTGCTAATCTGTTTACCAACGGATTTTCCGATACAATTGGAGATGGTGTTGCATTCTTTGCTTCTACTCATCCTACCATTTCGGATGGGAACCAGAGCAATCTGGAATCTGCTGGTGCATTGGCTATTGCAACTCTTGAAACTGCTATCACCAACGTCCAAAAGACCAAGGATGATCGTGGTATCCTCATAGGTGCAAGTGCTGTATCTTTGCATATTCCTGTTGACTCATGGAATATTGCTGATACCATTTTAAATACTCCCGGCAAACCCGGTGGTTCTAATAATGATATCAATGCCACTCGTCACATGGGCATGATCCCACAAGGATTCTATGTCAATAGGCGTTTCACTGGAACTGATGATTGGTTTGTAAAGACCGATGTTCCTAATGGTACAAAGATGTTTGCACGTACTCCACTTCAGACAAAAATGGAGCCAGATTTCGACACTGGCAATCTTCGATTTAAAGCACGAGAACGATATAGTTTTGGTGTTTCCGATTGGAGAGGCTGGCGTGGAAATGCTGGAAGCTAAAGGCAACTAATGTGAGGGGGGTGATGCGTTAGCCACCCTCCTTACTATTAAAAAAGAGGAACTAATCTATGCCTAATAAATATAATTTAGATAAAGAAATGGGAAAAGTTAAAAAAGACCTTGGTCAATATGAAAAACTTGATAAGCCTCCTTCTACACATAAAGAGTTTCAACGTATATTAGATAGTTTTGCTACACAAAAGCAACGAGATGAATTTGCAGCACAACATCCTACATTTCTACCACCTAAAAAAGGTAGAGGTGCTAGAGTTGGTCCGGGTCCAGTAAAACGTAGAGGAGGAAGAAAAAAACGTGGTGGTAAGATAATGTACGGCTACAAAGCTGGTGGTAAAGTTTAATAAAGGAGAATAACATGGCTTCAAATCTTACAGTTGCAATGGCAACAGTTGGCAGTGGCCCTTTAAAGAGGGTGGATACAGGAGCAACAGTAGGTGCTGATGGTACGACTACTCGTATCGTGGCTATACATGCTACGGCAACTGTATCAGGAATGATTGAGATAATGGGTGAGCAGCAGATCACAAATAAGACTGCAAAGGGAACAGCTATACGATTGGCTATTCAGGCAAACGGAGTAATTGATACATATTTAGGAGAAACTGGTGTAGCCGTATACGGTAAGGTAACGGTATCTGCACCTGATGCTGGACCTGTAACTGCCATATTAGGATAAGCCCATGCCTAATTATGCATTCCTTAAAACGGATCTTATAAATACAGCAGAGAATGACTCCTCAGAATATGAGGAGCAAATCTCTAAGTTTGTAGAGAAGGCAGAAGATCGTCTGATAAAAGAACTGGATGATCCCGGTCTGGATAACTTTGCCACTTTCTCATTTACGGCAAATAATCCTACGGTTAGTCTGCCAGCCGATACTCTTGTAGTAAGGAATGTTAATTTTAAAACGAGTGCTTCATCTAATATTACCACTCTATTACAAAGAACATATGAGTATGCTATAGATTACTGGCCTCACGCCAGCACATCTTCAGGTACTCCACGATATTATGCACGTAAGAATAATACATCCATTTACATAGTACCAACTCCTGCTTCAGCGGTGTCAGGAGAAATACAATATACACGCAGACCTATTCCCTTATCTTCTGCGACAGGGACAAGTGCAACAACCTCAAACTACTTTAGTGAATTTGCCTATACTGCACTCTTTAGTGCTTGCATGGTAGAGTCAGCACGATTCACCAAGAGTTGGAATGTAGTACAGGAATGGGAAGGTAGTTATAAAAATGCAGTAGATGCACTTAGAAATCAATCTCGTAGAATGAGGCAGGATGATATGGAGAATCCACGTAATCCAGTGGGTGGTCCTAATACTGTAATACAAGGAGCACAATAATGGTTAGTCGATCTAATACTTCAAAAACAATTCGTAGACGTACAGGTGGAGCTGGAAAGAAAACTGGTGCAGGTACAAATGTACGTGATACACGAGTAGGAACAGCCAAGGATTTAGCAGAAGGAAAAGCGTACAGAGGTACAATAAATCGTCCCGGTGATTGGGAGATGGTTCCCGGTACTGGTACAAGTCCTTATAATCCACCTAAATGGCGTAAGAAGAAAAAGCCAAATACAAAAGTAACTAAAGAGAATTTGCCTCCACCTGAAGGATATGAAGGAGATAGAGGAGAAAAGTTCCGAATGCGAATGAAAGCAAAAGATGATTCTGAAACACCTATAGATCCTGATTTTCTATTACCGGGAGCTAAAGCAGGTGGTAAAGTTTCCAAGTCAAAAGGTGGAACAGTAAAGAAACGTAAAGGTGGTACACCAAAGAGAAAGTATTCTAAAGGTGGATCTGTTTCTCGCAGAGGCGGTGGTAAAATCATGATCGGCTATAAAGCTGGCGGTAAAGTTTAATAGAGGAGATAAACAAATGGGTATTCTATCTAAAGGTCTAAGAGCAATTCAAAGGAAACGTGTTCAACGAGCACTTAAACCAAAAACAAAAAGTGGAGAACCAACAGGTTTAAAAAAATATAAAGCAAAACAAGCTGTAAAAAAAGAAACAGCACGAGTGCAATCAGAAGCTAAAGCAGGAGCTAAACGTGCTGATCGTAGTAAGAAGACTGAGCAAGTTGCAAAAAGTTACCTTCCTGAAATGTCAAGAGTTAGAAAACAACTTAAAGGTATGAGTGCAAATGATATTGCTGAAAAGTACTTTGGCACTGAAATAATGGCAATGAAAAGAAAGGTTCAAAATCCACAGCTTAAAGCTCGTTTAGAAAGAGCACATAAGATACGAACAAAAGGAAATAGACGATTTGAAACTCGTGAAAAAGGTGAGAAGTTTACACGAGGACAGGAACTTAGATTTAAAACTAATAAGTCTGGTGGAACTGTTAAACGTAAGTCTGGTGGTAGTATAGGAATAGGTGCTGCTCTCCGTGGTGGTGGAGCTGTTAGACGTAAATAACGGAGGGTAACATGGCAATTGCAAAAGTTGTAAAGTCAGTAGTTAAGAAAAAAACTCGTGGACGTAAGCGTAAAGCTAGTAGTTCTAAACCAAAGACAGATGAAACTACTAAAGTTAAGAAAGAAACTCGTGGACGTAAACGTAAAACTCGTGGTCGTAAACCCGGTACTAAAGAAGAGCAAGCACAAGCAGAGGAACTTGGTATTAGTGTAAAAGAATTACGAGAAAGAAAGAAGTCTGCTTCTAAAGTTAAGAAGGCTACACCTACTAGAAGAAGTACAACACTTCCAGCTATAAGATCAACAGCATTATCTCCTCAAGCTAGAGCACGAGATATAGGAAAACAAGAAGCTGCTCTAGCAAGTAGACTAGAACAAGAAGCAGCAGGTCTTACTGGTAAAGGAAGTAAAACTATTCAGCGTATGATGGCTCAACGTCCTGAAGCTGCTAGACAACCTACCAGATTACCTTTAGTTAGAGGATCGGCTGCTCAAAAAGGTAATATTGGTGAAGGAGTAAATACTGCTTTACCATCCAAGATGAAAGTAGATCCTAATCCTAAAAATTATTCACGAGCACAGCTACGTAGATTAATTAAGAATGGAACAGTTAAACTTGTTCAAAGAGGTAAAAATCCTGATGGTAGTCCACGAGTAATAGTTGTAGCCACAGGTAGATATGCACCTCCAACAGCAGCAACAGCAGAGGCAATGGGTCTAGGTAAACATGCTAACTATTTACCATCTGAAGAAGAACTACGAGCTATGGGTGGATTTGAGATTAGAAAACGTGGTGGAACAGTAAGACGTAAAGCAGGTGGACCCATCGGTGTTGGTGCTGCTCTACGTGGTTATGGTAAAGGATATAAGAAATAATGCCGTTTAAGTCAAAAGCTCAAAGATCTTATATGTATGCTAACCATCCTAATATAGCCAAGAACTGGACTAGAAAGCATGGTGCAGCTATACAGAAGAGTAAAGGTAGTACGTTAAAAACAAAGAGCAAAAGGAGAACAACATGACTCATATTATAAGTAGATTTAAAGAGCCTTCTTCCTATGCTGCATTAGCAGGTGTTCTAGCTATGGTTGGTATTTCCGTACCAGTTGAACTATGGCAGAATATAGTTATGCTTGCTTGTGGAGTATCAGGTGTAGTAGGTTTCTTCATGAGTGAGACACATCATACTCATGGTAAAAAGAAATAGTTTAATATGGCAACGTCAGGAACATTTAACTTTAACTTAGATATAGATGAGGTGATCCAAGAAGCTACGGAGATGATCGGAGGCGAACAAACTCTTGGTCATACTCCTGCTTCTGCACGTAGGTCTATCAATCTAATGTTAAAGGATTGGCAGAATAGAGGTATTCTCCTATGGACTACCTATACTACATTGGTAACTGTTGCTACCAGTACCACTTCCTATGCATTGGCAAGTGATACCTTGGATGCATTGGAAGTAGTATTACGTAGAGATGACACAGATATACAACTACAAAGAATTAGTTTTGAGGAATATCAGATTATTCCCAATAAGAAGCAGACAGGTAGACCAAGTCAGTTTACAGTAAAAAGAAATAGAGATAATGCTAATATTCTAGTATGGCCCATACCTGAGAATAGTACAGATATTTTAAATATAGAAGGAATACGAGAACTGGAAGATGTTAATAAATCTGCTGATCAGAATGCAGATCTTCCCAAAAGATTTCTTCCACCTCTTACATGTGGACTTTCCTACTATCTTGCTATGAAGACTGCTGGTACACCTCCTGATAGAATAGCAATGTTAAAAGGAAACTATGAAGAATTATTAAATAGAGCATTAGAAGAAGATAAACAACGAGCTAGTATGTATATTAGACCTCATATAAATACGGTATAAAATGGCTAGTAATAAGAATGCTCTAGCAATGTGTGATACATGTGGATTTGTTTATCCACATAGAGTTATGAAAATGAATAGTTATGGGATGCTGGTATGCCCACAGGATTATGAAGGTAAGTATGACCTGAAGAATCATCCTCAGAATAAAGTACCTGATGTTAGAGATAACCCGGCAATACGTAATCCTCGTCCTGATGATGGTGGCAGAGCTGTAGATTGGCAAAACTGCACCAGTAATTGGGATTCAGAAAATAGATGGTGGCAAACGATATGAGCACATTAACAGGAAGACAAATATCAGATACATATAAGCAGCTAATTAAACTAGCTGTAAGTGCCAATGCTGGTGTCTCTGCTGATCTTACACAGATACAAACAGGTGATGGTACTAATATAGCTTTCCAAGTAGCAACAGGAGCAGCCAAGGCAACAGGTACATTTGGAGTAGATGGTAATGCTTCTGTATCTGGTAACGTACAGATAGGTGGTACAGTATCTATTGATGGTGCCAATGTAGCAGCACCTAATGCAAAAGTATGTGCCTCTGCATTTTATGGTGATGGTTCCAATATTACAGGTGTTAATTCCAGTGTAGGTGGGAATGTCTGTGTAGGAAATATATCGGTAGTAGGTAATGCATATGTAAGTGGTACATCTCAATTTGTAAGTAAAGTAGAATTTGATGACGATGTATGTGTAAGTGGTAATACTGTACTGGTAGGTAACTTGGCCGTAGGTGGAACTACCACCATAACAGGAGCCGTTAGCCTTGGAAGTACACTGGATGTAGCTGGCAATGTATCTGTCAGTGGTACATTTAAAGGAACAGGTGCAGCTACCTTTGAATCTACAGTTACTGTATCAGGTGATGGTACATTCAAGAAAGATGTATCCGTTAGTGGTGATGCCAATATAGGTACAAATCTTGCCGTGGCAGGTACAGCAACGATAGGTGGAGCTACAAGTATAGCAGGAGCCTTGAGTGTCGGAGGAGCTACGAACTTACTTAGTACATTAACTGTAGTAGGTAAGGCAGAGTTTGACGATGATGTATGTGTATCAGGTAACTCAGTACTAGTAGGCAACTTGACTGTTGGAGGTACGGCTACCATAGGTGGTGCTGTGACTTTGGCAGATTCACTTGGTGTAGGTGGAGCTTTATCCGTAGTAGGTAATACATCCATAGGTGGTAATCTTAATATAACAGGAACTGTTACCATAGCAGGTACTGGTGTACAAGCAGCCAATGCAAAGGTTTGTGCTTCTGCTTTCTATGGTGATGGATCTAATTTAACGAATGTTCCAGCTTCTGGTAATACATCTGTTTCAGCTTTACGAGTAACAGGTAATGCTACGATTGGTGGTACTCTTAGTGTAGCTGGTGCAGTTAACTTCTTGAGTACAGCTACTGTATCTGGAGCTTCAGGTTTCCTTAGTACAATACGTGTATCAGGTGCTACAAGTCTTGGAAGTACATTAGATGTAGCAGGTAATGCATCTATAGGTGGTACTCTGACACAAACAGGTATAGCTACCTTTGCTGCCAAGGTTGAGTTTGACGATGACGTATGTGTAAGTGGTAACTCAGTATTAGTAGGTAACTTAGCCGTAGGTGGTACAGCTACTATTGGAGGTGCTGTCAGTATTGGAGGTGCTTTAAGTGTAGGAGGTGCTGCTAACTTTGCCAGTACAGTAACCATAGCTGGTGCTAATGTACAAGCTGCAAATGCAAAGGTATGTGCAAGTGCATTCTATGGTGATGGTTCTAATCTTACAGGTATTACTGCTGACGTTCAAGGTAATATATCCGTAACAAATATAACCATAGGTGGAACTGCCTTTGTATCTGGAACTGCCCAATTTGTAAGTAAGGTTGATTTTGACGATGATGTGTGTGTCTCTGGTAATTCTATATTAGTTGGCAACTTAACAGTTGGTGGTACTACTACCATAGGTGGAGCTGCCAGTATAGCAGGAGCACTTAGTGTAGGTGGTGCTACTAATCTTGCAAGTACACTAACTGTTGCAGGTAAGGCTGAGTTTGATGATGCTGTATGTGTAAGTGGAAATACAGTTCTAGTAGGTAACTTAACAGTTGGAGGTACAGCCACTATTGGTGGAGCAGCTAGTATAGGAGGTGCTCTTAGTGTGGGAGGTGCTGCACACTTTGCATCAACAGTTACTATAGCTGGCAATACTACACTAACAGGTACATTAGGTGTTGGTGGAGCTGCTACATTTGCCAGTACTGTAACTATAGCTGGTAATACAACTCTTACTGGTACATTAGGTGTGGGTGGTGTTGCTACTTTTGCATCCAAGGCAGAGTTTGATGATGACGTTTGTGTATCAGGTAATTCAATATTAGTAGGTAACTTAACTGTAGGTGGTACAGTAACTATAGCTGGTAACACAACCTTAACAGGTAACTTAGGAGTAGGTGGTACAGCAACTGTTGTCGGTAAAGCAGAGTTTGATGACGATGTATGTGTTTCAGGTAATACAGTACTTGTTGGTAACTTAGCTGTAGGTGGTACTACAACTATAGGAGGTGCTGCTAGTATAGCAGGAGCCTTGAGTGTAGGTGGAGCTACTAACTTATTAAGTACAATGACTGTTGCAGCTAAAGCAGAATTTGACGATGATGTATGTGTATCAGGTAATACAGTACTAGTAGGTAACTTAACTGTAGGTGGCACAGTAACTATTACAGGTAACACAACTATTACAGGAGATCTTGGAGTAGGTGGTACAGTAAATCCTGCTGGAGACACGGCTGCTAGTGATGCTGCTGCTATCGGATATACAGCAGCAGAAGGGCTGATACTAACTGGGCAGGGCAGTTCATATGACATAACTCTCAAGAACGATGCCGACACTATAGTTGCTGTTGTTCCTACAGGAACAGATGATCTTAGGTTTTTAGACAATGCAAAAGCAGAATTTGGGACTGTTGGAGACTTACAAATTTTTCACGATGGTTCGGATAGTTATATTGCTGATGGAGGAACTGGTAATTTAAAAATTCGTACTAGTGATCTTAGAGTTGAATCTGCTAATGGTAGTGAAACATATGCAGTTCTTGCTGGTGATGGTGCCGTCACTCTTTATCACGACAATTCTGCAAAACTTGCTACTACAGCAAATGGAACTACCATAACTGGAACTTTACTTGCTACAACAGATACAGATACAAGTAATACAGGAAGTGTAACACTAGACTTTGCTACCAATCAAAACTTTGTTCTTACATTTACAGGTAATGTTACCTT